ATTTTCACGTTTACCTTCACCTAATTCAACTTCACCTATAAATCCTAATCTATAACTTTCTTGTCTTGCTGGTATAAACCATTTATACAAATCAAGATAATCTAACATAGCAATACCATATAAAGTATAATATGTATTAGGTCTACCTCGTATAATAATTTGTTCACTAGATATTAAATTCCAAGGTGACATACGATTTGCAACTTTAGAACCTACAAGTAATTTAATTCTATTCATTAAATAAGGTAAGTCAAAAAATTTAGTATTCCAACCTGTAATAACATCTGGATAATTCTTTAACCAGAATTTCATAAACTCCATTATTAAATGTTTTTCGTCTTTACATTCAATGTAAGTTACATCTGTACGGTCTGTTGTGAATTTACCAACACCCCAAGTTATAATCTGTTTATTGGATTGATTCTTAACACTAATACAAAGTAATTCTTCTATAGGATTATCTACTTCTGGAAAACCATTTTCACAACCACACTCTATATCTAATGTAAATATTTTAATTAAATCTTTTGACCATTTAACTTGTTTTGGAAATTCTTTATTGATATATTGATAATGATATCTTTCAAGTCCATAGATAGGTGAATTTTGAGTTGCGATATCTCTTCTAAATCTACGAGCAGCTTCAATAGATTGAAAAGTTATTGGTTTTAAATTTTGACCTTGTAAAGTTTTAAAATCTGTTTGTTCTTTTGTTAATGAATATAATGTTGGAGAAAAATTAATCTTCTCTTTATACTCCTTGTCATTATGTACACCTCTAACAAGTAGTTTGCCTTTATATTCTATTACATTTTTATAAAAGTTCATCTGGTCTCAAATGTAAGGTTAAACCATCAAGTTCTTTAGTAAGTTTTATCTGACAAGATAATCTACTAACACCTGGTTTATATCCTTTTTCATATTCTAATTGTTCTTCCTCAATGGAATTATCATCCATCTTTGGTATTTTATCTATCCACTTTTCATCTACATATACGTGACAGGTACAGCACATACAATTGCCACCACAATCTGCAGGTATTTCTGGAATATCTACTGTTGATTCAAATTTGGCTGCCTCCATCACACTCAAACCTTCTCTAGCTTGAACACGAATTTTGGATCCGTCCCTTACAAAATATACATCTATCACTTATCTAATGATGGCAAACCTGTTTCAGTTATTAACTGTTTTTTAGGTGCTAAAATAGATGAAGTATTTGTAATATAATTCTGTTTGATTTGTTCTTTTGGTTTTGATATTGACATAACCTTATCTGCTCTAATTTCAATTGAGTCTCCATCTGAATATGGAGCATAAGGGGTCATCATTAATTGGACTGGTTTACCTGGTGCTTGTTGCGTAGGTATGATAACAAATCCTTTTATGATTGTAATTGTCTTTGATCCTTCTGTAATTTTTCCGATAACATCTTCTCCTGTTACCAATCTACAGACTAATATTTCATCACTTGCCATTATATTTCTCCTTAATTATAATATATACTATTTCTCATCAATTGTCAATGGTGCCTTGTGGAAAAAAAGGTGTATATCCATCTGCTTTCGCTGATAAATCATCTTCACCTACAATTGTTTTGACTTCTGGAACATAATGCTTTAACATATCTTCTACACTTTGATGTAGTGTTTGCTTAGACATTGCACAACCAGAACAAGCACCTGCCAGTTCTAATTTTGCCACACCTAAATCCATATCAAAATCTAAATAATTTATAAATCCGCCGTGTTGAGCTACAGCAGGGGCTATTTTATCTTCCAAGATAAATTTAATATCCTTTGCTATATCTTCTTTACTTCTTGTTTCTTCATTTACCACTTGAAGTAGCTCCTTTCTATTTTTAGCTTTTTTGTAAATTTACTGCTGAATTACCTTTTTCGCCTTCAGTAATTTCAAACGTTAATTCATCACCTTCGTTTAACTCTAAACTTGCTGCTTGAGCAGCTGAAGAGTGTACAAAAACATCTTTTTCATTATCTTCTCTTGCTATGAAACCGTAACCTTTTGTAGGGTTAAACCATTTCACTTTTCCTTTTATACTCATCTTATTTTTTTTCTCCTTTCTTGTCATCTAAACTATACTTTGTTGTTATTACATATTTTCTATTAGGGTTAACCATAACATTAAATCTATTCATAGTTTCCCTATCAAATAATATTTTTGATTTTTCATCTCTATCATCAAGTGTAAATTCTACATCTTTATATTCTCCACCTGCAAAATCTACATCAAGTTTAATGACATATCTTTCTTCTTCATAATCTCTTAAACCACCTACACTAATTTTTTGCTTACGCACTATATCATTTGTAAGTGTTTTACCTTCTAATGACCAAGTGATTTTACCACCGCCTTTTTTTATTTTATCAGCGTGTATAACAGACGTACCTGAATTACCTGTATCAAATTTACCTACTATACGTCCAAATGGATGTATATGGACAACTTCTTTATACCCACATTCACCAGGTACTTTCTTCCAAGTATCTCTATTTTCAAAATGTTGTATTATTTCTTTACTTAAATTTCTTCCTGTTGCCTCTTCAATACCTTCTGTGCCTGGAGATGAATTAACCTCAATAACAAATGGTGGGTCTTTCTTTCTATTTTTGGATGGGATAAAATCTACTGCAACCCATTGACCATCTACTGCCTTAGCAGCTTTTAAACTTTCTTCTACTTCTAATTCTGTTAGTTCTAATTCTCTTACCTCCGCACCTCTTGATACATTACTTCTAAAATCTCCTGGTACAACATCTCTTCGCATTGACGCTAAAACTTTACCACTTAATACCAAAACTCTAGCATCCCAATCTGTTTTAATATATTGTTGTAATAATATATCAGAATCCTCATCTTGTTTATTAAGTAATTGTACAATTGAATCTAATGATTTTTCTGACTCAATGAATAAGACACCTACACCTTTTGAACCTCTTAATGTTTTTAAAATAACTGGAAATTTATCGTCTAATTGTTCAAAAGCTTCCATTGAATTTTCTGGATCAGTTACTAATACTGATACAGGTTGTTTAATACCATAATCAGATAATCTCAATGAAGTTCTATATTTGTCAGCACATACATTTACACATTGTCTGCTATTAACTACACACACTACGTGCTTTTCTAATCTTGATATTAAGTCTAACCAACTATCTCTACGTACAACTGAACCTCTAACAATAGCAATTGAATCTCTTGATGAAACTCTAAAGCCTTTTTTATCGTCCTTGTTATGGAAATATAACTCACCATCTTCCTCGGTAGTTACATACCCACCAGTATTTCTATAGATATATGCCTTATGACCAAGCTTTAATGCTTGTTTCAATAAATTTTTTGCTGTATGGAAATTTAAATCATCTTCAGGTTCATCTGATATAATGATTAATCTGTACGGTCCAGAAATTTTAGCTTCTGTTATGTAATCTTTGAACTTTGGTATCTGCATTTATTCGCCATCTGTTACTGGACTTTCTTCAGGTTTTTTCTCTTCGGTTTTCTTTTTATCGTCAACCTTTTTACCTATATTGTATTTAGCAGATAAAGTCCAGTCTTTTTTCTCTTTAAATGGTAATACCTTTATCTGACTCAACGGAGCTTTATCTTCAGTCATTTCTTTTTTAACCACATCTATTAAACTCCAGTCTTGTAATAATAAAGTAATTGTATTTCTTCTTTGAATATCGTTTTGCGATAACGTTGATTTTTTACCATCTAAAGCAAATAATTCCTTGAAATGGACTATGTAATATTTGCCTTGTTTGTGTAGAATATGACAAGATTGGTATAAAGTTTTATCTTTTCTACTTGCTACACCAATTCTAGTTAATGTTTCTCGTACTTTAAGGAAATCATCTGGTTGCTTGATAGTAACCTCTAACATATCTCCTTGTGACCAACTAATAATTTCTTCGCTCATTTAAGCTTTCTCCCACCTTTTATAAGTTCTATTTTAATATTCTCAATATGGTTTTCTGAAAGTATGTTAAGAGCTTCTTTTGCTTTTGAATTACTATATCCATAATACTCTTTAATTAACGCTAAATTCTTTAACTTGGTTTGCGATAACCATTTACCTCCAAATCGCCTTTTCTTTCTTATACTATTTATGAAATAGTGAAATTGCATACGTTTTGGTAGGAAGTGTAAACCATTCATTTCATTACTATGCATTACAGTATCATAAAACATAGACATACATCTATTAATTACATATGGTGGGTATTTCTTTTCCCAAGTAATATCATTTGTGTCTAATAAATTTTCTTTGGTTTCATTAATTGCTTTTAAATAATCTTTTAATTCGTACATCTTATATAATATAATATTTAATAATGCCCATTGTGAATACTGCTACTGCAACTGCATTTAAAACTATTAATGACCTATCGTGCCATAACATACCCACTACAAACCAACCCATTACTCCTGTTAAGTGAAAGTATAAATTATAGGGTGCTACTTCAAAAGAAGTTAACATCATACCTGCTAATAAAATAAAAGAACTTATCCATTTTATATACCAGGACAAATCGTGTAAAGGTGTTATTTTATCTACTTCGTATTTTTTCATTATTTAAACCATTGCATATAAACTAAATATGGAACTAATATCGGCCAAACTATATGTTCAACAATTTCATACAGTACAGCAAGGCTTAATAATATTGCCCACCATTTTGAGTTCTTTGCTTTTTCTGAAAGTGTTCCAAATATTTTAGAATGAAACCTTTGTATGCTTTGTAGTAATGCGTTCATTTTTCTCCTTATTTAAATTCATTTAGCTCATACATAATCTACTCTTGGTACCTCATTTATACTTTTTAAATGAGTTAAAAATATTTTACTGTATTTACCTTGATTGGTATTATTTTTATTTGCGACAGGTTCCATTATATCAAATGATAATTTTTCAAAAAAATCAAGGACAGAAGCGTCTGTCATATCATCTATTGTAATAATTTCATTTGAATCTTCTTCACCAAGCAATTCAACAAAAAATGGATTAGAATATTTTTGAAAAGAAATATCCTTGCAAAGCTCTTTTATTCTGTTTAGTGTTATAAAACGAACATACAAGTTATCTGGCCAATATTTACTAGGACCAAATCTATCATACAAATATTGACCTCCCGAGTGTCTTTCATCATTCCTTTGTTCTCCTTGAGCTTGTTTTACACACCTGGCAATTCTATTATTAATTCCGCCATTATCACTATTAGATTGACCATTATAAATATTTGCTTCATTATTTTTACAATCTAATATAACCGTATAGACACCTTTCACCTGTGTAAAAGTAAATATTTCTTTATCTTTGAAAGAAAGAAAACCCATTTTACTATTAGGTTTAGGTATTATTTTTATTTTAGGTGCTTTTTTAAGCTCTTCAATAACATTCTTAAAAATTAAATCATCATAATGATAACTTCTTTCTAAAATTTGATGACAATCTTTATCTTCTCTTGTTATAATATTACTCATTTAAATTTACAATTTGCCATTACTTCGGTTAAACAAGCAACCATATTAATCTCTTGGTCTGCTACAAAAGCAGCCTTGTATTGATACCCAGCAATAACTAAAACTGCTTGTGGTATAGATTGTGGTTGTAAATATTTGTATAATATTTCATATACACTTGAAAATAATGCTGATGGTTCTTTGTCTAGGTTTTGTATAACCCATTTTCTCATATCATTAAATCTTTTTTCTTTTAAAATTGCGATAAGTTGTTTAGTATCTGCTTCAGTTAAACTGAATAATATACCACTATCAATCTTACCTCTTACTGAATATCGTTGAAGTTCATTTATAGTTCTTCTAAAGTCTGGATAATATTTTTGTATTAATTCTGCAAGTACTTTTGGATCAAACTTTATCTTTTCTTCATTTAAAATATATTGTAATCGTATATGAAAATCACTATAAGATTTATTCTTTTCACCATTTGTAATAGCAAAATCAATAACAGTACATCTACTATGCAATGCAGGTAATATCTTATTCTTATAATTACAAGTAAAGATAAATCTACAATTCTTATAAAATGTTTCTATGAAATTTCTTAATGCAGGTTGAACACTATCAGCGTTCATATAATCTGCCTCATCAACTATAACAACTTTATGACCTGCTGTTTCAGTTAAAGATACAGTTGACGCAAAGTTTTTAATCTTATGTCTTAACGTATCTATCTGTCTACCTTCATCTGATCCATTAATCATAATGTAATCAGCACCTAACTCTTCACATAAGGCACGTGCTACAGTAGTCTTACCTGTACCTGCTGTGCCTGATAGTAATAAGTTTGGAAGTTCTTTTTGATTTAGAAACTGTTTAAAAGTTTCTTTTAATTCATTTGTTAAAATGCAATCATCAATTTTTGTGGGTCTATATTTCTCAACCCATAAATTTTCTGCCATAATATACTCAAACCTTTCATTATATACTCAACCCTATCAATATTCCTATTACAATACCTTCTAACCAAAATGCCCACCTGTGTGAACCTCTTGCTGTGTGTTTTTTAATGAAAGTAATTGTCCAATCTCTTGGTTCAGTTATTAACATATAATTAAAACTCACTATCTGGTTCTAATGCTATCCAATATTGTACTGGTTTACTTCTATTAACAAAATGACTTATTCTTTTGCTAGAAATTGCAATGTCATAATCATCTGGTATTATTTTTAAATTTTCTGCCTTAAAGTATGCATTAAATTTTTTATCTGTTGTTCCTACAACAGCAGAATAATCGTTAGATGATTTATTCTTTTTATCAGTTGCAAGTATTGTAATATTTTTACCATCACCTTTTACTACAATATCTGGTAAATTCAATGTAAGAATTCCTTTATTTAAATCTGCAAGACAAGTTCTTTTTAATGTAAATGTTACATACTTATCAGGCATACTAATACCTTTTGTTGGTGCAACAATTACTGACTTATCTGCAAAGAAATATTTAACGGATTGTCTTGAATTGGAATCTGAAATAACCAAATTACTTGAACCATTGAATTTTATATCTGATTTTGTAAACAATTCAATCGCCCTTAAAAATTCTGGCAAATCATATATCGCAAATTCTTGCTCAAACTTATTGTCAATGTCTGCTTCGGCAAGAATATTCTTTAAAGTAGATATTGTTTGTAATCTTTTTCCTGGTTTAACTAAAATATTTTTATTAATTTCAGAAAAGTTTTTTAAGATTGTTACTGTATTGGTTGATAAATTCATATCAAATCCTCCATAATTTATAATACTATACTATTCTATACTATTCTATTCTAAATGTCAATGTTGTATGAGTTTCAAAATATTCACTGGATCCGTA